CGGGATACGATGAGCTGGACCAGATAACCGGCGGGTTCCGTCCTGGAGAATTCATAGTGATCGCGGCGCGGCCTTCCGTTGGAAAGACGGCGCTTGCGCTCAACATCATGCAGCATGTGAGCGCGCAAAACATCCCGGCGGCGTTCTTCTCGCTCGAAATGGCGCGGGAACCGGTAGCAATCCGCCTGATAAGCAGCGTGTCCCAAGTAGAAGAGCAGCGGATCAACACCGGCGAAGCGCTCCGAAATGAGCAGGACGCGGCGGCGATCGAACGCGCGGGTGCCTTCCTTGCCAAGCTTCCCGGGTACGTTGGCGATCCACGCAAGGCGATGACGTGCACACAGATCCGCGCGAAGGCGCGCCGCCTGGTGAACTCGCCCGATACCAAGGTGCGGGCTCTGTTCGTGGACTACCTGCACCTGATAGAACCGAACGAACGGGCAGAAAGCCGCGTCCAGGAATTGGAGCGAATATCCAAGAGCCTGAAGGCGCTCGCCCGCGAATTGAACGTGCCCGTCATCGTGCTTTCGCAGCTGAACCGCGAAACGGAACAGACCAAGCAGAAGCCCAAACTGCACAACCTGAAGGGCTCCGGTGCGATAGAGCAGGACGCGGACGTGGTCATCATGATGGACCGCGAAGACGACAAAGAGAACAGCGAAGACGGTTACATGACCCTTCGCGTGGAAAAGAACCGGAACGGGCGAACGGGCAAGACGTCGCTTTCATGGTTCCCGAGCCGGCAACGTTTCGCGTCGGCAATGGATCACGACGATGAGTAGGCAGACAAACGGGACACAAAAAGACGGAGGAACAGATGGTGACGCATAATCGCTTTTTGGCTTTCGGCACACTTCTGGTCCTGTTCTATTTTTCGACCACCTATGCCCAGATGAGAGTCGAAATAAACGTGACTTGGGACGAACGCAGCGGAAACGGAGCCATCGTCAAGAGCACTTTGGCCAGGGAGTTGCGAGCGCTTGGAGATATTCTTGTTGTGGAATCAGATCCAAGCTATAGGGTTAAAATCGTGGGACTTGATACCCACAACGTCAGTGGAAGGCCCACGGGATATGCTATGTCCTACGTTGCCACTTCTTGCTTTCCTACCAACCTGCTGACGCTCTGTGTACCGGACACCTCATGGCGGTCGTTGATGGCCGGGATGCTTTATGACTTTGGAAAGATTATCCAATTCCAAGTCCTCACTGGTTCTGAAAGCGACCTACAGTTGGTGTGCACGCAGTTGGTAGCGGAGCTTGATGTAGAAGTTTTCCAGCCCTCCAGGGGAGCCGAGCGGCGTTTATTGGAAGCGTTGGAAAAGGCTCGCTCGACGCCGACGAATACGGGGCGAAACTCGAGGTAATGCAGTTCTAACTCAGAGGGGGCACGCTGTTGGCTAGGCATGTGATACCAGTGAAGCGAACAGCGTGCTTGGCGTGATTGGTCTCATTGCTGCGTTGATCATGAAGGGCTCACATGACTACACGAAATGGACAACACCGTGGCAAAAAAGGCGTGCCCAGCCCGCGCGAAACACCGAAAAGCCGCTTCCTTCGCGCCTTATCGGAAGGGTTGCACGTATGTGACGCGGTCCGCCGGGCGGGTGTGAGCCGATCCACGGCGTATAACTGGAGACGCGACGATCCTGCATTCGCGGAAGCCTGGGACGACGCGCTCGAAACGATGCTGGACAACGTGGAGAACGCGATCTACACCGCGGCAATGCAGGGCAATGTGACCGCTCAGATATTCATCCTGAAGACGAAGGGCAAGGATCGCGGGTGGACTGAACGCACCGATATCAACGTCAACCAGACGGTGAACGATGACTGGGCCGCGGCGGAAGCTCAAAGGAAGCGCACCGAGTCGTTCAACTGGGACGCGTTCCACAAAGAGCTTGATTACCAAAAAGGCCGGGCAATCGAGCAAATGGGAGTAACGCCGGGCATGGTGAACGCGTCGGCTTGCATTGCTCTCGCGGAAAACGGCGTGCACCCGCCGCTCGAAATGATCTGCGCAGACGAAGAAACCGAGAAGCTTGTGAATGAACGGTTTGAAGAATGGTTGCCCAAGTTGCCAGCGGAGAAAGAGCCACCCAAAGCCCAACCGGTAACTCGAAGGGCGGCGGTTTCGTTTCTCGCATGAACAGAGCTGACGATCTGCGAAGGGCAGGCGGACACGGAGACAGGGGGATATCAAAATGGGCTACGATTTCTGGTTTGGCTGGGGTGCCGGTATGGTAAGTGCGGGCGCCATTCTTTATGCGTTTTTTGACGCCACCGTCAATAACCCCAAAATGAGCCGTGCTGCGGGAACATTAAGCGTGCTTGGTGTGCTTGGTGTCATTATCTCGTTGATCATGAAGGGCTGTGGGTAGCTTCAGGCGAGCGGGCGGGTACCGCCGGGCGGCGCTTCCGTTCGTGTTGATCGCGGCGGTATGGCGTCTGCTTGTGTGGTGTGTTCGCGCGGTCCGTGGCAAGTGATCTATGCCGCGGCGGCGGTGTCCCGATGCGCGCCGGGCCCGCCGCTTAGCGGTTCATGTGTCTCTAACCAGTCCGCTTTCGCGTCGTGCATCAGCTCGCGGAGATCCGCGGTAACATTCTCGGACCCGTTCCAGAACTTGTAACCGTCCCTGTCGTACGACACATCGGTTATGATGATGACCACGTTTGCTCCCTTCGCTACGCGGCGGCGTGAACCGCCCGCACATGAGATACCAGCCCGATAGCCCGAGCCCGTCCTACGCGTTCCCTTGCGTCGGTTTTACGTGCCGCTTGACGAAAGTGTTGACACCGCCGCGCGTAAAAGGCTTGCCGCTCAATTGCCGAATGTTCTCCGCACTCAAAGCCTTCGCGATCGCTTCCGGGCTAGGGTTCACCTGGTAGAGCTCTCTCACGCGGTCAATTATCCGGCGGCCTTCGTCTGAAAGCTCGTACCGCGTGTTTCCCTTGCCCGCCTGCTTAGGTGCGGGCGTTGGCTTTGACACCGGCGCCGCGGGTGCACTGTCATCTTTCACGGCGGCGGGTTGCGCTTCCTTCCGTAGTCCAGCGTGTAACGCGTTGATCGCGGCGATCACGACGCCCGTCTGTGTCTTGTGGCGGCGTTTGAGCTCTTCCGCCTTGTGGTACACGTCTTCAGGCACCCGCACGTTGATCGTCCCGTATAACGGCATTTCGAGCTCCCAGGTTGCACGTGCGTTCTTACTTGCCTGCTCGAATGCAGGCGCGTCCGTATGCAGGATAGCATACCCGCCCGCACGTTTGCAAGTCCGTCCGTTCGTATACCTGCATGCGTGCACGTAATGCCACAAATGCCCACGGGTGCGCTGTGTCACGGAATTGGAGAGCCGATAACGCTTATTATGATAAGCTGACAGGGCTCGCGGCGGGCGGTCCAGCGAAGTCAGAGAGCTGAACGAATGCGGGTGCAATGTCCAGCCCGTGGCGCTCGAAGGCTTCTTGGTGCTTCTCTGTGATCGTGGCGCGGTTCCAAGGATCTGATGAACCGGGCGGGTGAATTTCGGAGCCGCCATAAAAAGGGCGAGATGCTACGCGAAACCCTGTCGGTACGTGTGGTGGTACTACCGGCTCTATTGCCGCCCTGCACACGAACGAAGGCACCACGGTTTCCACGAAAGTAGCCACCGGTCTTATCGGGCGCGCGCGCGAAACGGCACCGCGTTTCGATAGTAGCTCGCGTGGCGTACGCGGGCGCCGATACGTACGGGCGCGGCGATCGCCGGAAGGCATTGCCCGATGTCCCACGGACCGGGCGGCATGTGTTGACCCGCGCTAAACAGTCTGACCGGATCCCGATAAGGTCCAGCCTGGAAACGTGCCCGCGAAGAATTGACGTACAAGGCGCGCGAAGGTTCAGGGGCACATGGGATACCAACCAACCCGCCCGCGCTTGCTGTACGCGTTCTCTGTGAGCGTGGTGAAACGTGGCGGCGATTCTTCAGGGCTTGGGTGGCGTTATCGTGGACGATGAGCGGCGCGGGAGTCGGAACAGGTCAACCAGGAACGACGCCGGGCGAGAAGTCAACCCGATCGGGCAAGCCGGAATACCACACCGGAACACGTGGCGATCGGGCGGAACCAGGAACGACGACGGCACCCGCAACCTTACGGGATGACAAGGCCGGAAGCGCGTCGCGTTGCGCGTAATGGGTAGAATCACGCTTGACTGCGGGCGTTTAATTTCGTATAGTGCTTACGTGTAGCAAACGGCTACAAAAACAGGGAGCGTCCGTGCGACGAACACGAACGCTCCGAAACTCAAGCCGCCTTCGGTGGGCAAAGCTCAACACGCGGTATTGGAAAAGTATATGGCGGGTTTTTTCAAAATGCAAGGATTATCAAAAATTTCTTGACACTGTAACGAAAACCCGCACTCCCAATACCTACCCTGGAGCTTCCCTTCCGACGGCGGCGAAACCCTACAGAAAGGGCTCGCCGTGTCTCCATTTCAAAGCATCCCTGTTGATCCCACCTTCACTGACCATGTAGCGGAGTGGTGTCGAAAGACCTGCACGCCGTTGGCTAGTCTGTCGAAGGAATGCGGACTGCACCCGTCCACGTTGTCCGTTTCATTCTGCAAAATTCGGAGCGGCAAGGCTCGCGCCCTGCACATTCGCACCGTGTCGGCACTCGCCAGAATAACCGGTGTGCGGGCGAAGGCTTTGCCGTATGGGTGCTGAACCAGACAAGCCGGATCCAGAAGAGTCGGGCGAGCAGGCGCCGCCGTGGTGGCAAGCGATACGGAACCTTCGTGAGCTGCTAAGGTCAACACCGCGTGGAAAGAATGATCCAGCGCGCGGCGTGATCCTGGACGTGTATCTCGAGATCGCGGATAGTGCAAATGCAGACGGTCAATGTTGGCCTGGCATAAAGACCCTTGCCGAGAAATGCAGAGTAAGCGAGCGGAGTGTTCTAGCGTCCATAGCATTGCTCTCCAAGCACGGTGTTCTCACGATGCAAAAGCGAAGCACGGGGACCGGCGGCGGCAAGGGTTCAAAACCTGCTTTGATCACTCTCTCCAGGCCCTACCAACCAAATAGAACCAAATTGTCAATTTTGCATGATGGTGTGGAAACCAAATTGTCAAATCTGCATGATGGTCAGGACCAACATGCAGATTTCCGTACGACCAACATGCAGAATTCCGTATGTCCCCCTGCACCCCCCAATAAGGTTGAACATGTACCAAGAACAAAAACACTCTCGCCGGACGGCTCGCTTGGTGTGAGTGTTGAAACGGCTCGAAAAGGAAGCGCTCGCAAACCGTCCAAGGAAACCAACCCGCTCGAGTACCCGCCCTTCGCACTCTTCTGGACCAATTACCCAGCCTGCAAACACAAAGACGCACCCGGAAGGATGTATCCGGCGTTTCAGGTATTCCGGAAGGCGGAAAAGCAGCCCGGGTTTAACGTGGACAACCTTTTGACCGCACTACGCGAAGCCGCGAAGCAGTGTAACGATCTGGACTTCTTTCCTGCACCTAAGGCGTGGCTCGAGTCCAGGCCGTGGCTAGATGTGAGCACACCGAAACCGCCGGATCCTGAAGCCGCGAAACGCGAAGAGCGACTGCGAAGGGCAAGGGAAAAGCTTGACAGGGAGACCATACCCGAATGACTGACGATACACGTGGACAATTGGGCCCGTACAGTGTAGAAGCCGAAAAGCAGGTTCTCGGTGCGATGATGATGAACCGGCGCGCCGTGGACGACGCCGCGATCGTGTTGGCGGAAGGATCTGCTTTCCATTTCGAGAACTTCCGCACGCTGTACCGTTACATGCTCCGCACATCTGACGCCGGAAAGCCGGTAACACTGGTCCAGCTCACACAAGATGTGGCGCGGATCGGCTTACGCCTGGACGATGAGAACGCCCGCGCGTTGCTTGCCGACGTTGGCGCTTCCGTTGGCACGTCTGTCAATGTGAAACACGACGCACACCGTGTGCTGGACCTGTTCCGGCGGCGGCAATGGAAAGACGTCGCACACCGGATCCTGCAGAAAGCGGACAACCTGGAAACCGATGTGCGTGAGATTGACGCGATCGCAGAGCGGGCGGCGCTGGACAACACGCTGGACGATGAATGCGAAGTGTTCACCTTCGCGGAGTGTGTGGACCAGGCGCTGCAAACAATCCGAGAACGTGCACAGAGCGGGCGGAAGTACGCGGGCATTTCATCGGGATACGATGAGCTGGACCAGATAACCGGCGGGTTCCGTCCTGGAGAATTCATAGTGATCGCGGCGCGGCCTTCCGTTGG